CGGCCAGATTTCACGCTCTGCGGGACGATGTTTGGCCTGCGTTCAGCGCACGGCGATCTGATTCGACACCGGCTCTTTGAACTGAACAAGCCATCATTTTCGCTGTTGTCTCCATGCTCACATAGTGGCACGACGGTATCGGTCTTCGGCCACGGCGGACACATCTATCACGGCGTCAAAGATTGGCGCGTGGTGATGGGTATTGACTGGATGTCGAGAGACGAACTCGCACAAGCCATCCCGCCAGCCTATACCGAATACATTGGCAAACAGCTTCTTGAGGCGATTCACTATGCCTGAAGACCTCGCGCTCCAAGCGCTCATTGCGAAACATCGACCCGTGCATCGCGAGCGCAAAGAATCGAATCTCCTTCCGCGACTCGTGACAGCGGCTGCGAAGCTCGGCATGCGACTCTGGCGGAATCAGGTCGGCAGCTACAAGCTCGCTGATGGCCGCTATCTCACAAGCGGCCTGTGTGTGGGCAGTTCCGATCTCATTGGCTACACGCGCGTGGTGATCACGCCTGAGATGGTGGGTCAAACCGTGGCGGTGTTCACCGCGATTGAAGCGAAAGCGCCGAGTGGAAAAGCCACCGATCGTCAAGTGGCCTTCCTCGAGCGCGTGCGTGTGGATGGGGGGATTGCACAGACCGTGCGATCTGTGCTAGACCTCGAAGGCGTTCTTGTGCCATTTACTCTATTTCTGCGGTAGATGTCAAATGAGCCTTTCTTTTCCGGTGGGCGAGTTCGCGATTCAGAAGTTCCGCGGTCAGCATGTCGATCTCGTGGTCCACTCTGGCCGCCGTCCGCGCGAGTTGGTTTTCGATGCGCCGTCTATTCATCGGAATCTTCCGTATCGTGCGTTCGCAGGTATCGAGTCGAATATTTTGGTCGATGCAGCGCGACAAATCGTTCACGAGCACGGCGAGTGTGTGCCATCGACCACGACCACGGAAGGCATAGCGCATCAGTCCGCTCCACCGAACATTTCCTCGGCGGTTCTCGTGTCCTGCGCGTCCTGCTCGAGCCATGCGGCGCACGCCGGGCAGGTGGGTTCTTTGCTGTGTTCGCGTGCCGTGATCCAGGTGCCGCACACGGTTTCCTGCTTGCGGCCGTTCACGCGCGTGTAGGGGGGGATGTAGTGGGTCTCCATGTCTGCCTCCACCTGAGATACTATCCGCAGATGGTTGTGGTGTCAAGGGCCTTGTGGAAACTATCTGCGTATGGTATCGTGCTGGTTCGTCGGGCGGGTCGGCCGGCCTCGCTTGATGCGTAGTGCGCGCTGTGGAGCGCATGAGCCCGACGCCTTTCACCTACACAGGGGTGCCCAGATGATTCGCTCTCTGCAATTACTGTTGTGACGCCGCGCACATCCGGCGCGCCACACTGGCCTACCATCCTCGATTGCTCAGACAAAGGCCCACGTCCCAATCTCACCAACGCCGTGCGCGTGCTCCAGCACGATCCAACCCTTGGTGCGGAGACGATCTGGCGTGATGATTTCCTTGATCGCGTGTTCGTGAAGAACTCGGCGCCGCGCGAATGGCGCGACGACGACGACACCCGGCTTGCGGTCTACATGCAAGACCACACCGGGCTCGTGAACATCCAAGAGCGCACGGTGGCAAGTGCGGTGCGCCTCGTCGCTCGACAGCGCGTGAAACATGTCGTGCGCGACTGGTTGACCGGGCTCGTCTGGGACGAGGTGCCGCGCATCGCGCATGCCTTCGAGGATTTCTGGGGTGCCGCCGGCGACGACTACACGCGCGCGGCCAGCCGGAATTTCTTCATCGGCATGGCTGCTCGCATCCTCCGGCCAGGCTGTAAGCTCGACACGATGCCGGTGTTCGAGGGACCACAAGGCATCAGAAAATCCAGTGCGCTCCAAGTGCTCGGTGGCGAGTGGTATTCCGTGGCGCACGAATCAGTGAGTTCCAAAGATTTTCTTCAGGGCATGCGTGGAAAATGGCTCATTGAGATCGCTGAACTCCAGTCGTTCTCGCGCGCTGAAGTGAATGCGGTCAAGACGATGATGTCGTGTCAGGTCGACGATTACCGCCCGAGCTACGGCCGCCACGTCGTGAGTTTCCCGCGTCAGTGCGTGTTGGCCGGCACGACGAACAGCGTTGATTGGGGCACTGATGATACGGGTCTCCGGCGCTTCTGGCCGATTCGCTGCGGCGTCATTGACCTGGAGCGTCTCGCCCTCGCGCGTGAACAGCTCTTCGCCGAATCCTGTGCCGCGGTGCTTGCCGGCGGCCACTGGTGGGAGATGCCCGGACAGACCGCCGATATCCAAGCCGATCGCCAGTTTCAGGACGAGTGGACGAACGTCATCCTGCGGTGGGCCAAACTCCAACCTAGCGATGACGGCATCTCCGTCGCCGATGCCCTCCTCTCAGCCCTAAAAATCCCCCCCGACCGACACGACAAGAGCCTCCAAATGCGCGTCTCGAGCATTTTCCGGAAACAGGGGTGGGAACGGAAAAAGGTCCGCATCGGCACCGAAACGCGCTGGTTGTGGCTGAATAACCACGATGATACAGCGAAAGCGTCAATATTTTGACACTTGTGGTGGGAACAGTGGGAACGGTGGGAACGAAAAATGCTCGAATTTGTGCCCACTGTTCCCACGTTCCCACTGTTCTTAGTAGATCACTACATACATACGATAGCCCACGTATGTTTAGAAAGTGGGGTGGGAACTGGGAACGTGGGAACAGAGAAAAACTCTCGGCGGATGGAATCTTCTACTCGCAGCGGATGAAAGGGAGGGTCAGCATGCAGACCGAGAACCGCGTGACGGTCGTGTTGTACGTGCTCGCGCTCGCCGCGTTCGTGGCGGCCGGCGTGCTCATCTCGAGCCTGGCGCATGCGGCGCCGCTCGAGCCTGTGCGCTTCGGCGTGAGCGATGGCACGACGCTTCGGGACGGGCTCACGACGTGGCTGCTGCACGACGCTAGGCACCCTGAGCGGTGCGCGCTCGTGATGGACCATGCCGGCGCGCTGACCTCTCAGCCGTGGCCGTGTTCGTGAGAGAATGACGCCACATGATGACCGATGCCGAAATCGCGCAACTACAAGCCGACAACCAATTGTTACGAACAGCCGGCGCGTCGGCAAAGGTCGCAGCCATTAACGCCAACGACCACACATCGCTGTATGTCTTCGCGGTCTTAACACTGTCGCTGGTGGCGATTGGGGCGATCGTGGGGATCTTCATCACGCGGCCGGACAAGGACAACATGGGGCTGATTCTGACCGTGCTCGGGTTCCTCGTGCCGCTCGTGACGGGATTCCTTGGGGCCGCCCTACGAGAGGTGCATCTCGCGGTAAATGGACGGTTGACGCAACTACTCGCGCTCACCGAGAAAGCCTCGAGAGCTGAGGGACAACTGCACGAGCAGTCGAGATCGGCGGCTGCGAAAACAAACGGAGGTTGACGGATGGATCTCTTCCTCTTGATTGCGATGCTGGCGTTGCTCGGGTTCCTGATCTGGCTGCTGACGACCTACGTCCCGATGCCGCCGATGTGGGCGCGCGCGCTCCAGGTGCTCGCGTTGGTGCTCGTGGTGCTCTACGTGTTCACGCGCGTGATTCATCTGCCGAACGTGCTGAGATGAGCGACGAATCAGACGAAGTGCTCTCATGGGACCAGCTCGGCATCACGAAGCCGAAGGAAGGCCCGCTCAGTAAGCGCATCGTGCGAGAAGCGGTGCGCGTGGCCATCATGCCGCACATCCGTGCGATTGTGGAGGCGCAAGTGGGCCAGGCATGCGGCATCAAATACCTCGTGAAGCGCGACGAGGACGGGAAGTTCAGCCGCATCGGGCCTGAGGGCATCGGCGACGGCGTCGGTATCGAAGTGTGGGAGAAAGACCCGAGCACAGCGGCCGCGGTGAACCTGCTGCACTACGCGATCGACAAGCCGAAGGAGCAGGAGCAGGAAATCGTGGTGCATGATGGCGACAAGATTCGCGAGCGGCTGAACGCGTGGAAACTGGCGCATCGCGGCGAGTCGGAAGACGCGGTGAAATATGACTCCTGAACTTGAGACGATCGGCGTGTCGAAACCCATCGTGGACTACATGGAGTCGCCACTCATCGACGATGACATCAAGGCGATGTTCAAGGGTCGGCTCTATTTCAGCCATGAAGTGCCGATGATGCAACTCATCAAAGAACTGAAACTGCGTGAGAAGACGCATGACTCGTGAGGCGTGGGCGCTTGAGCGCATCGAGGAAGAATCGCGCGCGGTGGTCGGCTGCGTCCACATCGCGAAGTCGCCGGCCTGTGGGGACGAATGGCGGGACCATATCGTGAATCGTGTCTACGTGCACGCCAGGCTGGCGGCACACTTCGCGCTCATCTTGAAGGAGACTGCATGAAATCGTGGTTCGTCGCACTCGCGCTGCTCGTCGGCTCGTCGGCTCAGGCGCAGTCGCTCATCATCACGGATGCGCGTGTGGAGATTTGGTATTCCGAGGCACCTGCTACGTTCAGTGCCTCGAACGTCGGATGGGATCTGCCCATCACACTGAACGCGGGGCAAGACCTCGTGCTGACGCAGAATACCGGCACATATTCGTTCGACACGAGCGATGCGGGTTGCCAGTTCTCGGCGAACATCGCGGCGTGCAACCCGGGATGGGCGCTGATTCGGCTGACCGTGAACGGATTCGAGCACGTGTTCTGGGATTTGAATCGCGTGTTGACGCTGAACGGCCACGACCCGCTGGACCCGGCGAATGAGGCGCAGGAATACAGTCCGGTCTATCAGGCGCGCGACTTCGATGTGTATGTCGGCTACGCGGACAACATCCACACCGATCCGTGCGGGTCGTATCCGAACAGTGTGGGCCTGTTCGGCGCGGTGGCGTGCCTGCCGATGCCGTTCGAGCACATCTTCGACTCCGACAGGCCCACGTATTTCCAAGGGCAGGGCGTGCCGCTCCAAGCCGGGCTGACGCAGACGCAGCCGCACCACTGCGTCTACCAGAATCGTTTCCATCAGTGCTATGACGCTGGCGTGATTCGCATCGTGGCCCATAGCGACCTCGCGCCGCTGACGCCACGCGTTGTCACGAAGTAGTAGCGTGCGATATGGACGCGATTTCTAATCCCTCGAAACTGCGGCGCCTGTCTGAGCGCGTTGGCGCGCCGGTCATCGCCGCGTATGCGCGGTGGTTCGAGCCGCAAACCACGATCTTGGTGTTCACGGATGCGAAAACCGCATGGGTTGTGCCGAGAGAGGGGTCGGTTGAGCGCTACGAGCGGGACGTTGAGTGGATTCCAGGTCGGGGAGTTCGGGTGAGATGAGCGCTCAGGCGCGATCACTCGATGAAGACCTCGCCGAGGTGTGCGCGGCTCTCGCGCTCGACCCGCTCGCCTGGGTGCAGTGGGCGTATCCGTGGCCGATCAACGGCGAGCCTGGCCCGGATGCGTGGCAGTGCCGATTTCTCGATGAACTCGGGCAGCGGTTGCGCGCGAATAAATTCGATGGCATCGTGCCCGTGCCCCCGGTGCGGATGGGGGCGAGCACGGGCCACGGCGTTGGGAAGACCGCCCTTGTCGGCATGATCGTGAATTTCCTGATGTCGACGCGGCCGGACATGCGCGGGACCATCACGGCGAACACGAACGACCAACTCGAGAAGAAAACGTGGGCGGGTATCCGTGAGTGGACGGAGCGGTGCATCACACGGCACTGGTTCGAGATCAACTCGCAGATCATGTATCGGCTTGGGGAGCGCGCGACGTGGTTCTGCGCGCCGGCCTCGTGCGCGGCTGAGAACTCCGAGGCGTTCGCCGGTCAGCACACGAAGTCTTCGACGTCGCTCTACGTGTTCGACGAAGCCAGCGCGATACCTGACAAAATCTGGGAGGTTGCGGAAGGTGGCTTAACGGACGGCGAGCCGATGATCTTCGCGTTTGGGAATCCGACGCGGAACACGGGGACGTTCTATTCGATTGCGTTCGGAGACCGGCGAGACCGATGGGCGATCACGTGTCTCGACTCGAGGGAAACGAAGTTTGCGAACAAGACGACGATTGCGGAATGGGAGCAGGATTATGGCGAAGACAGTGATTTCTTCCGTGTGCGCGTTCGAGGACTTCCTCCAAACGCAGACGAGCTGCAATTTATCGATGCGCTCCGAGTGGCTCAGGCTCAACGCGGCAGTGTCCAGCCTGTCGCCGGAGACCCACTCATTGCTGGAGTCGATGTGTCGGGTGGCGGCAAAGCGTGGTCTGTCTGCCGGTTTCGTCGTGGCACTGATGCGAGAAGTGTGCCTCCAATACGACTCACCGGAGAGCAGACCGTGGCCCATGACCGGCAACTCCTGATTGCGAAACTCGCCGATGCGATGACCACGCATCAAGTCGACGCGATGTTCGTCGACGCGGCGTTCGGGGCAGTGATTGTCTCTCGGCTGAGGCAGATGGGCTTCACGCAGGTGCATGAAGTGAACTTCGGCGGGCCGCCGAGTGATATGCTCTGCGCGAACATGCGCGCGTTCATGTGGAAATCGATGAAGGAATGGCTCCCGCGCGGGTGCATCGACATGAAAGACCAGCGGCTCGCGACAGACCTCACGGCGCCTGGCTTCCACCTGAACACGAAGAACCAACTCGTGCTCGAGTCGAAAGAATCGATGCAGAAGCGGAACGTCGCGAGCCCGGATGACGGCGACGCGCTCGCGCTGACGTTCGCGATGCCCGTGCGGCCGAAACAGACCGTCAGTCCTCCGGCACGGCCAGCCGTTCGTCATTCTCAGCAAGGATGGATGGGATAAACCATGAGTTTTCCGTATTACGCACAGGTGCAGCGCTCGCACAGCGAACTGATGGCGAGCGGGCAGATTCAGCGCCGGGACAATCAGGAAGCGGTCGAGCACGACAAGGGGCTCCAGACGCGGCGGGCCGGCTACTACGCGAACCAGCTCGACTCGACGATCGGGATTCTCGAGAAGACCAGCGGGAATAACGCGCTCGGGTATTCGGTCGACCTGCTGATTACGCGCGCTGGCGTGTTCTGGGACGTGGCGACCGACAGCAACGGGCTGGCGATGCCAGTCGATGGCGAGACGCGCGGGCCGGATGCCGAGTTGGCGCTGAAGTGGCGGCAGCCCACGGCGGAACTCGCTGGCCTGACCGATATCCCGGTGCCAGTGCCGCCGGGCGAGGTGATTCCCTACGACGAGGCGAAATCGGTGGAATTCGGGATGGCGTGCAACGAGGTGTATACCGAGAGCGGCGCGCCGATCGATCCGGGAATGATCTCGGTGCAATCGCAGCGGTGCGCGTATGATTATTACGTGATGGGCGAACCATGGGATGCCTGTCTCGAGAAGCACGTCAACGAACTCCGGGCGATCTACGGGTTGCCGCCGGTATGACTGAGATTCGCGGGAACGCGAAATACGCCGATGACCAAATCTCGATGAAGTGGGGCGAGATCGAGACGATGTGGGAACGAATGCGCGGTCGTGGCTGGCGCGAAGACCAGCGCGAGCGATTCCTTGAGGATGTGCGTCGCTGTCTAGCTCAGGGCTTACCACTGGAGTATTTCGACGAGCACCTGAGCGAATCGCAGCGCCGTTGCACGAATTGGTACCTGGCCAGCGAGTCGACTTGACGTATCCGCTATGAGTAGTGATAGACTCTCGCCGGAGGCCAGCCATGACCACTGCTGAACGTGAAGCGATCTATCGGGAAGCCTTGGCGCAGATGCGCGCAGAACGAGCGGCTGAGCGCGCGAAAGCGGCGTGATGGTCGACATCGAGGAATCGGCCCTTGACACAGCCGGTGATGGGCTGTATCGCGTCTGCCGCGATGGTCATCCCGTCGAAGAGACGCATGAGGCAATTTTTGTAGCGACCACTGGCGAGTGGGAGTTCAATCAGCGTGTGTATCTTGTGGCGCGTGTGCGCGATCCAAAGCCTGACGAGTCGTATCCTGACATGACTGTGCGGGCAGATGGGAAAGCGTTGTTTCGGCAGTTCTATCCGGTGGATAAAACGTGATGACCGACGCTGAGCGCGAAGCGATGTACCGCACGGTGTCCATGCCGGACACACCAGCGATGACCGCCTCGCGTCTGCCGGATGTCGTCAACAACGGCTATGCCACGCGCAAAGAGCGCGAAGCCTCCGATGCGCTGATGATGATCATGCGGGCATACGAGCGCAACCGGCCGCTCCTCCTCACGATCGTGGTCGATGGCATCCGCGAGTGGCGCCGCGTGGCGCGTCCGCAGTTCCGTCCGTTCGGTGTGACCGACGAGAAGATCGATGAGATGTTCAGCACGTTCGTCGCGTGGGCTGGCGTGAATCCGGCGATGCAGTTGTTGCAACTGCAAGGCGTGGAGCAGATCGCGAAAACCACGCTATGGGACCGCCGGGAGCGCACGCAGCGCAGCCTGATTGAAGGCTTGCGCGCCGCGAAGAAAGAACTCCGAGCCGAGCAGCGTAAGCGCGGGCACTGATGGCCCGTTCCACACCGTCCCCTGTCGGCACCGACCCGATCATCATCGAGGCGCGCGAGCGCTGGCAGCGCTGCGACGAGGCCGAGCAGGAGCAGCGGAAGCGCATCCTGGCCGCGAAGCAGTTCCGGGCGGGCGACCAATGGGACACAGACATCCGCGCGGCGCGCGAGGGCAAGAATGCGCTCCAAGGGGTCGGCGCGCAGCCACCACGCCCGTGCCTCACCATTGATAGGCTTTCTCAGCCCGTCAGGCAAGTCTCGAATCAGGTCAAGACCGCGAATTTCGCGATCGACGTCTCTCCGAATGGGCATGGGGCCGATGACGACACTGCTGAAATTATCAAAGGTTACCTCCGGCGAATTCAAAATCAAGCGCGTGATGAGTCCCCAATTGAGTGGGCCGCAGACGGTGCAATTGAGGGCGGCCTTGGATGGTTTAGGCTTCGCACCGATTACGTTGACAACGATCCAGGTCCAGATGCCGGTATCGAAGCGTTCGATCAAGAACCACGCCTTGAGCGCATCACGAATTCGCTGAGTGTCTACTGCGATCCGAGTGCCTGCACGCCGACGCGGAAGGATGCGCGGTTCATGTTCGTGACGGAGGACATGCCGCGCGACGAATACGAGCGGCAGTTCGGCGAGGAAGACGCGCGGAGCCTCGACGACTTCGAGAGCACGGGCGATCCGGTCTGTAAAGGGTGGGTCTCGAAGGACAACGTGCGCGTGGCCGAATACTGGCGCGTGACATTCGTCGATGAGAAGTGGATCGCGCTGCCGGACGGCTCGATTGAGCAGGTGAAAGAGTTTCCGAAGGACGGCTTCGACGCCAAGCGTGTGATCCGCCGGCCGAAAGTGGAAGGCTACAAGATCAACGCCGTTCGCATCCTCGAAGAACTGCCGTGGGTGGGCTCGCGAATTCCGCTATTCCCGGTGCTCGGTGAGGAACTGAACGTTGACGGGAAGATCGTGTTGCGCGGGATGATCGGAGAGAGCATGGACGCGCAACGCATGGTGAACTGGACGTATAGCGAGGGGATCTCAATCCTCTCTCTGGCCACGAAGTCCGACATGATCGTTCCGGCTGAAGCCGTGAACGGTTACGAAGATATTTGGCGGACGCGGAACGTCTACAACCATTCCCACCTTCCCTATAACCAATACGATCCATCCGGGCGCGCACTTGAGAAGCCGCATCGCGAGCAGGGCGAACCGGCGAACCTGCAAGCCGCTGTGCAGTTGATGCAGGTCTCCGAAGAAGGCGTGAAGTTTCAGACTGGCGTGTTCGATCCGTCACTCGGAAACACGAACCCGAAAGAGCGCTCAGGCCGGGCGATTCAGGCCCTTCAAGGCCAGTCAGACCTCTCGAATAGCAACTACGGATCCGGTGTGCAGCGCGCGCTCATCGACGTGGGGAACGCGATCGTCGAAATCCTGCCGAAGATCACTCGGAAAGGACAGACGTTGCATATCCTCGGGCTGGATGACAAGCCCGAGAAAGTCATTGCGGGCCAGCACTTCACGACGCAGCAGGGCGAGCCGGTGCCGATTTCGCCAGACGAAGCGGCGCAGATGCAACCCGGCATGGCGCAGTTCTACGACCTGTCGAAAGGGCGCTACGCCGTGACGGTGAAGGTCGGAAAGGCGAACGCGACGAAGCGCGAAGAAGGCGCGGCCGCGCTCGGCGAACTCATCCCGCATCTGCCGCCGGAGATGGCCGCTGTCGCCACGCCGGACTACGTGGAACAACTCGACTTCGAGGGCTCGCATCAGATCGCGGAGAAACTCCGGAACGCGCTGCCACCGCAGCTCCAAGAGCAGCCGGAGGACGATCAGGTGCCGCCGGCGCTGAAGGCGCACATCCAGCAACTCACGGCACAGCTCGAGCAGGCGAAACAGTTGATTGCGACTGACGGCGCGAAAGAGCAGGCCAAGCAGCAAACCGCCGTCCAGAAAGCGCAACTCGACGCGCAGGTTGAGCAGTCGCGGCAGCAGTTCGAGCGCGAGATTCACGCGATGGACAACGCGGCTCGGATTGAAATCGCGCGGATCTCGGCGAAGGCGCAGCACGCGGATACCGTGGCCGGGATGGCTGAAGAAGCCATTGCGCTCGACCACGAAGCGGTGCAGAATCAGCACGACCGGGTGCATGATGTCGTGATGGGGCAGCAAGCGCATGCACAAGCGCTCGCACAGGGGCAGGCTGGCGTGGCCGGCGATGCGGCACTCGCGGAGCAGGGTCATGAGCAAGCACTGGAGCAGGGTGCCGCCGGGCATGCACAGGCGCTTCAGCAGAACGAGCAGGCCGCCGCGTTGGCGCCGGAACCGGCTGGAGAGGGCGAATAATGCAACTTGATCTGGGCGGCATCAAGTTGGATGTATACTTACACGACGTTGAACCGCATGCGCGGATCATTGGCCTGTTGAATCAACTCGTGACCCAAGGAGAGACGATGGCGAAGAAACTCGACGATGTGAACGCGCGACTGGACGACCTGATTGCCTCGGTGACGGGTGTCTCCGGCGACGTGACCGCACTCAAGAAGGAAATCGAAGACCTGAAGAACGCGGCTGTCGGCGCGACTCCGGAGCAGGTCGACGCGCTGTTCACGCGGATCGACGGCATCGCGACGCAGCTCTCCGCGCTCGACGCGGCCACGCCACCTCCGGCGGTGTGATGTCGACATGACGCACGACTATGGATTCGTCGTATTCATAAAGAGGATACGAAAGAAGCCTTGGATAGTCGCTGTTGGAGCTAATAGGGATATGCCAACTACCATCGCAGGCGTCATGCGAGAATACGGCGCCGGAGAACTCCACAGCGGCTCGTCGACCGGGCCGAAGGTGCGGAACCGCAAGCAAGCCGTGGCGATTGCGCTGAGCGAACAGCGGCAGCAGGGCAAGCCGGTGGCACCGAAGGTGAACCATCCGCATCGCAACCTCGGGAAGTTTCTGCACAAGGCGAAATGAGCGAAGCCTTCTAAAACGAAGGCGGAAAGAGAGTTTATGCCACCGACGTTGAGAGAAAAACTTGATGACATCTTTCGCTATCACGCCCCGTCGTCAGATGACACGGTTGCCTACGAAAAACTCCGAGCGTCGGCGAAGGACTTCGCGAAAGCGATCATCGATCTGACGCCGGCTTGCGCCGATCAGACTGCCGCTGTGCGGCTGGTTCGAGAGGCTGTGATGACGGCCAATTCAGCCATTGCGCTCAAGGGGCTCGTGTAAGACGCTATGAGCGAAGACATCAATCCATCGGCGGTCTCGGTTGAGCGCGACGGGCGTATCCTGTCGGGTGGTCCCGGCACGGACGTCGCGGCGCTCGAACGCACGATGGATCGGCATGCGCCAGAGACTTCGGAAGCCACGCCGGAGTCAGGCGCCACGCCCGCGACGGATCGACCTGACTCCTCTCAGCCAGAACCGCGCGGGCGTGCTCGGTTCACGAAACTGACCGGCGAGCGTGACGAAGCGAAGAAAGCCGCCGATGCTGCGACGCAGCGAGCGGCGGACCTCGAAGCGCGACTGGCGGCTATCGAAGCACGTCAGCAACAGGTTCGCGAGACGAAGCCAGAACCGGCACCTGTTCCTCGCCAGCCCGAGCCACAGACTGATGAAGAACGTCTTGAGGCGCGCATTCGCACTGCGGCACGCGAAGAAGCGCGGCGAGAGTTCGAGGAAAAAGAAGCCTCGCGCGCGATGAACGACCGCATGTTCACGATGCGGACCTCGGCGCGTGAAATCTATCCTGATTTCGATACCGTGTTGAAAGATGGGCCAGGGGCCAAGATTCCTCTGGCGGCGGACGACCAGATCGGCGCAGAGCGCGTCAACATGCTCGTGCACTTGGAGGGTGGGCAGCACGCGCTGTATCACATCTCGAAGGATGCGGCACTCGCGCAGCGCTTGTCTCAGATGTCTGACCGTGAGTTCGGGTTCGCAATCGCTCGCCTCCTTCCTGCGGATGCGTCTGTCGTTTCACCGGCCTCGACAGGCATTCCTCGTGCGGTGACGGCTCCTCCTCCCTATCAGCCGGTAGGGTCGGGTAGCAAGACGACGGCGCTTCCGTCCTCCGCACTAGTTTCTAAGGCTGGCTTCGACTTCGACAAGTCAGGCTACCGCGAAAAGCGTGCGGCGGAACGGGGGGTGCGCCGTAGGTAGTCCTGCATGGCGAATACATTTCTCACGAACGACATCGTCACCTACGAGGCCCTCGATGTGCTGGAGAACACCGACGCGGTGCTCATGCACATCAACAGCGAATACTCCAACGACTTCGAGTTCGGCGGCGCGGTGCTCGGGCAAACGCTCAGCATCAGGAAACCCCCAAGATACATCGGCCGTCTCGGTCAGGCGGCACAGATCGAAGCCATCACTGAAACATTCGTCCCGTTGACGCTGTCGTATCAGCGCGGCGTTGATACGCAGGTCAGTTCACAGAATCTCATCCTCGATATCGACGACTACCGCAAGCGGATTCTCGAGCCGCAGATCGTGCGGTTGTCGAATCTCACCGATCAGGACGTCTGCAACCTGGCGCAAGGGTTGAATCAGTTCGTGGGCACGCCCGGCACCACGCCGACGACGCTCACGACCTACCTCAACGCGAAGACGAAGCTCGACAACCTGGCGGCGCCGGCTGACCGGAACCGATTCGTGTTCCTGAATCCGGCGGCGGACAACACGCTCGTCGACAACCTGAAGGGGCTGTTCCAGGCGAGCGCGGAGATCGCCGAGCAATACACGATGGGCTCGATGCGTCGTGCGGCCGGCTTCCGGTGGGAGATGGACCAGAACATCTACGTCCACACCGTTGGGACGCTTGGCGGCACGCCGACTGTCACGACCGTGCCGACCTCCGGCGCGTCCACCATCGTGACCGGCTCATGGACATCGACCACGCTGAACGCGGGCGATGTCGTGTCGTTCGTCTCGACGTCGACGCCGGTCAACTGGGTGAATCCGCAGTCGTACTCGAGCACGGGCCAGACGGCGCAATTCGTCGTGATGGCGACCACGACTGATAGCGGCGGGTCCATCACGATTCCCATCGGACCGGCGATCATCGGTCCAGGTTCGCAGCTCCAGAACGTGACGAATCTGCCGGCAACGTCGACGCCGGTCTTTGTGTTCGACACGGCCGCCGCGTCGTTCTCGACGATCACAGGCAAGGTGTCGCCGCAGAACATGGCGGTTCACAAGGACTTCGGCACGATCGCGATGGTCGACATGCCGCTGCCGGCCGGGACCGATAAGGCGTATCGCGCCGCATCGAAGAAGTCGGGCAAGTCGATTCGGGTCATCCGCGATTACGTCGCGACATCAGATCAGTGGATTCAACGCCTCGATCTTCTGTACGGCACAGCGGTGCTGCGGCAGGAACTCGGTGTGCGGGTGGGAGGGTAACGCGATGGCTTTGACTGCAACCACACTCGCCGGCGCAAAGGCGACGAACGATGTGTTTATCTCGCTTACGTCGGCCACCGGGATTCTGCCGAAGAATCTGGCCCTCGTCGATACCGAATGGATGCGCGTGACGTCGAACCTCCTCACGCCGACCATCGGTGTCGTTCCCGGCTACTCAGGTTCTCCGGCTGGCCCGCATGGCATCCTTGCGCCAGTGATCTACGGGCCGACACAGGATTTCGTGGCGGTCGGGATTTTTCCCGGCTCGATCATGCCAAGCCAGAGCTTCGGCGTGGACGGGGCGATCACTGGGCCGAGCGGCACCGGAGTGCCCACAGCGAATACGGTGATCTACCTCACGAAGGCCACGGCTGGCGCGTATACGCTCGCGGGGCCGGCGAAAGATCAACAGAACACGGTGATCTTCGTGAGCACCACAGCGGCGGCGCATGTCATCACCTACACGGCCGGATTCTTCGGGAACACCACATCGTCTGATACGGCGACGTTCCCAGCGACGATCAACGGCGTGTTCACCATGAAGGCGCAGAACGGCACATGGGCGCCGGTCACGGCGGGCACCATGACGTCGGTGGTGGTGGCGTAATGGGCGCGGGCGGGGCGTTTCTCCCGACCGACGACCAGAGCATCACGGGCAACTGGACGTTTTCCAGTTCTCCGACGATCACCTCGTCGGGCACGCTCGTGGCGACCACGGCGACCCAGACGCTCACGAACAAGACGCTGACCTCTCCGACCGTCACGAGCGAGACATCGGCGAATCCAACGATCACGGGCGATGCCTCGAGTGGGGTTGTCGTGTCCAAGACGGTGGCGTTCGTGGAAAACGCCACGATGACGACCAGCACCGGAACCGTGGTGATTCCGGCCGGGGCAACACTGGTGGATATCGTGGTCACGTCCTCGGTGCTGTGGTCGAAGGCGTCATCGCGGTTCACCTGCGGTGACGCGCAAGCCGCTACGGGGTGGTTCACGTCGACGGATCTCAGCGGCACAGACCTGCTCGTCGGAGAAGCGCTACGGGCGGCCGGCGGGTCGGCCTCGTGGGGCGGCGTGAACGGGGCGTATCTCGTGTCGGCGACGGGCGTGTTCGGGCAGGCGACGGCGACGAAGGCGGGACCGTATTACGTCTCGGCAGGGAGCGTGATTGGCGTCGTGACGGTGACGCCTGGGGCCGGGACGGCTGGTAGGACGTTCATGACCGTGACCTACTCGGTCGGTCAGGTGACGGCGCCGGTTGTGGCGTAATTGAGGCAAGGGCGGCCTGGCTCAAACAGTCAGGCCGCTATTTGAGGAACCTATGGATCTTCTCTCGATGTTCACGCCGGAGCAAATCGAAGCGCTCAAGGTGCAACTGCTCGCGAACAACTCTGGGCGCTCGCCGATCAAGCCGCGCCAACTGCACGATCTGCGGCTCCTGCCGACGAAGGATGACCCTCGGCCGATGTTCATCATGTCGGCCGAATCGCCGCGCGATGCCGGCGACCTCTCGAAGACCTACCCCTATCCGGCGCTGCTGTGGCACCGCGACACTGGCGAGGAAATCACGGTGCATTCCGCGAAGGACCGTGCGACGTATGGCCCGGAATGGAAATCAGTTCCGCCTGTTGATCGCGTGCTCACGCCGATGGAGGACATCAGCGAACTGCTCTCTGGCCTGACGGAGCATGAACGGTCGGTGGTTCTCGAGGCGCAGAACCGGCAGCGGATGGAATCGCTCCAATCGCGACTGGCTGACCTGACGCCAGAACAACTCGCGGCGCTTGTGGCGGGTCTGCCGCAGCCGAAAGCCGTGCCGGGGCAGAAGCGGACGGCCTAGTATGCCGACCGTGCGCGCGATTGCCGCTGATGCGCTGATGGAAATCGGCGCGCTCGGGCAGAATGAAACGATGTCCGCTGCGGATGCCATGCTCGCGCTCACACGGATTCAGGGCATGATCGACGGGTGGGCCGCGGATCGGCTCACGCTGTCCGTACAGTCCGCGCTCTCGATTTCATGGCCGGCGGCGACCAGCACGCGCACGATTGGGCCTGGCGGGGACATCAGCGCACAGCGGCCAGTGTGGATCAACACGATGAACTTCGTCGTGCCTGGGAGTTCGCCGGCCGTTGAAACGCCGATGGCGCAACTCGACGAAGACCAATACGCGCAGTTGACGATCAAGTCGCTGCAATCGGCGCTGCCGCAGCAGTTTTTCTATCAGACGTCGATCGATACCGCGGTCGGCACGCTGTTCATCTGGCCGCAGCCGACGCAGACGATTGAACTCCGGCTCTACGCGCCGCAAGCCGTGGGGGTGCCGGCGACACTCGACAGCATCTTGACCGGGCCGCCGGGATATCAACAGGCGTTCATGTATCAGCTCGCGCTGCGGTTGTGCACGCCGTTCGCGAAGCAGGTGCCGCCGCTCCTGCCGCAGATGGCCGCTGAAGCCTATGCGTTGATGAAGCGCCAGAACGTATCTCCGGGCCTGCTCGGGTGCGATCCGGCGCTGATTCCGCACGGGGCAGGCGGCTACAACATCCTGAGTGATTCGATTTCTGCGCCGAGCGCGCACTGAGGGGCGAGTCATGATTATCGGCACCTGTAGTAAGTGCGGTGGGCCTGTCGATTCTCCGAACATGTCGATGTCGGTTCCTCCAGTTCCGACTTGTTTGCGCTGTGGAGCTACGATGGAAAATCCGTATGGCCCTGTCGTGAAAATGAAGCGACAGCCCAACCTGAATTGCACATGTGGTTCGTCTGCTGGATGTGCAATTCATACGTGGACAAATCCGACATTGCATTGCACGTAGGGACATCATGGCGCAAATCTTCAATCAAGGCTACGCGAAAGCCATCCTCATCACGAAGTCCGATACGGTGAACTTCGATGCCTCCGTGTCCACGGTCGGTCAAGACGTCAAGCCGTGCGATGCGATCTGGGTCGGCGGCGCTGGCATCGTCAAAGCCGTGATGCAGGATGGGTCGACCGCAGAGTTTACTTGTGTTGCTGGCACGCTCCTGCCGATTCGGGCCATTCGCGTGTTCAGTGCCACCACGACAGCCACGCTGATGTATGCGCTCTACGCCAGCCCATGATCATCCACGTCCTCATGACGCAGCCGATGACGGCACGGGACCAGACGATCACGCTATCGTCTGGACCGCTGACGTGCGAAACGGAACTCGTGATTCCGGCCGATGCGGAGCCGAGCGAGCAGGAGTATCTTGCGGTCTGCAAGGTGTTCTCGAAGACGCAGGCGCAGGTGGTGCGCGGCGCCCGCGGAACCATCGCGCGGTCCTACCCGGCGAATACCATCGTCGGGGTGTCCTCCGATGGCATGATGCACGAACCGGCGCGTTCTGAGCCTGAAACCGAAGCCCTCCCTGAGACGATCCGTCCTTCCCGGCGTCAACCGCTCGACATTGCCGCCACGACACAGCGCGGGGCGTGTCCCCTGTGCGGCTGCACAGGGCAGCATTGACGACAACCACCCTCGCGCAAGCGCTCTCCGCCTCCGGTCAGAGCATCACGCTCACGGATGCCGGCGATCTCGTGTTCGGCGACCTGCTCGCGCTGGATGCCGAGTTCTGCCGCATCCTGAAGGTGCTCACGCCGACACAGGCGCTTGTCCAGCGCGGGGTGAACGGCACGCCGTCTGCCGCGCATCTCGTAGGCGCGGTGGTGAACGTCGGAGTGCCTGAAGACTTCCTGACCGGGCCTCAGCAGCTCCCGGCGTTCGGCATCGATACCAACGTGCTCACCGGGCTCGGGCCGAGTGAAGCCGCGACGTTCCAGCCCTCGTCCGGCGGCGGCGGTGGGGCTCCAGCGAATGCGACATACGTCGTGCTCTCGCTGAATGCCACGCTGACGAACGAGCGCGTGTTGACGGCGGGGGCGAACATCACCCTGACGGATGGCGGGGCCGGCAGCACGCTCACGATTGCGGCGGCCTCGAGCGGCACCGGCACCGTGACGAGCGTCGGGCTCTCCCTGCCGGCGATGTTCACGGTCAGCGGCTCTCCGGTCACAACAACCGGCACGCTGACAGCCGTGCTCGCGACGCAGGTCACGAAGACGTTCCTCGCCGGACCGACCTCCGGGGCCGATGCGGTGCCCACGTTCCGCGTGCTCGCGGCGGCGGATATTCCCGACCTGAGCGCGGTGTATTCGCCGGTGGCCGGGAATTCGAGCCTTGTCACGGTCGGCACGATCACGGCTGGCACGTGGCACGGGGACGTGATTACCGGCCAGTATGGCGGCACGGGTGTGGCGAACACCGGGAAGACGATCACGATTGGCGGGAACGTGACGACATCCGGCGCGTTCGCCCTCACGATGACGCTCACGGGGACAACCGGCGTCACGCTGCCCACGACGGGCACGCTCGCGACGCTGGCCGGTGCCGAGGCGCTGAGCAACAAGACCGGCCTCATCAGCCAGTGGACGAATGATAGCGGCTACATCACGGCTGCGAGCGTTGGCAACACGTTCGTGAAAACATTCCTGACGATGGGTGGGTGATGGCTGAAGCGATTAAGGTGCTCTCACAGACGAAGCCAGGCGCGACGACGCTCACGGATTCGTATACGGTGCCAGGCGCCACCACGGCCGTGGTGAGCACGGTTGTGGTGTGCAATCAAAGCGCGACACCGACCACGTATCGCCTGAGTATCGCGGTTGCTGGCTTGGCGGATACCGCGAAGCAATACATCGCCTACGATGCGCCGATTGCCGCGAATGAATCGCGCACGTTTACGCTCGGCGTCACGCTCGGGGCGGCAGACGTCGTGCGGGTCTACAACACGCTCGCGACGGTCTCGTTCAACGTCTTCGGCGTTGAGGAAAGCTGATGTCTATCGGATCAACAGCGTCATCGACGGCCGTTACCGGCAACGTCACGGTGGTTCAGCCCACTGGTACGAATCTCCATGTCGTGACGGATACCACGTCGACGACGGCGGTCACTCAGGCGACCGGCACGAATCTCCACGCGGTCATCGATAGCGGGACCATCACGACAGTCTCGGCGGTGACGGCGATCACGAACGCGCTTCCGTCCGGGTCGAATGTCATCGGCCACGTGATCAACGACGCGAGTTCGGCTGTTATCGGTCATGTGATCGTCGACACGACGTCCACCACGGCGGTGACGCAGGCCACGGCGGCGAATCTCAACGCGGCTGTCGTTGGGACTGGCACGGCTGGCACTGCGGCTGGTGGCGTGCTGACGGTGCAAGGCGTGGCGAGCATGACGAAACTGCTCGTGACGCCGGATTCCGTGGCCCTCCCGGCGAATCAATCTGTGAACGTCGCACAGGTGGCCGGGACCAACACCGTGACGGGCGGTGTGGCCGGGATCATCGCGGTGGGCGGGAACGTCGCGAACGCGGTCACGGCGACGGCGAACCCCGTGCCGGTCGGCGGTGTGTTCGTCACATCGCCAGCCACGCTCACGACGGGCCAGACCGCGACGCTCCAGTTCACGGCGGCGCAGAACGCGAAGCACGACCTGACCACGTTGGCAGGCACCGCGACGGACACGAACTCTGGTAGCAAGTCGGCGGGCACGTTGCGCGTGGTGATTGCGACCGATCAGCCACAGTTGACGAATAAGTTGCTCGTCACTCCTGATTCCGTGGCGCTGCCAGCAAATCAAAGCGTCAACGTGGCCCAACTTGCTGGCACCACAACAGATACCAACAGTGGCAGCAAATCAGCAGGCACGCTGAGAGTCGTGCTCGCGACAGACCAGCCCGCGTTGACGAACAAACTACTGGTGACGCCTGACGCGAATAGCGCGATCAATCTCGCACAGGTCAATGGGACCACGACGGTTAATGGCGGATCCGCGGCGGGCATCCTGGCGGTCGGTGGGCCGAACGCGACAAACGTCGCGATCACGGGAAATCCGGTCAATAACGGCGCGCAAGCGGTCAGCAGCGAGAACGCCGCAGTGACCACGGCGCGCCAAGTGCAACTCGTTGCCGATCTGGTCGGGAAACTGATCGTCCTGCCCTACGCGAACCCAGAGAATTTCGTCTCAGGGGCTATCACCTCGGCGATGACTGGCACGACCACGACATCATTGCTCTCGGCTCCGGCTTCTGGCCTTCGGAACTACATCACCCAGATCACAGTGAGCAATGCCAGTATCACGGTGCCGACCGATATCTTGATTCAGGATGGGAGCGGGGGAACCACGCTCTATGTGCTTCCCTGTCCGATTGGATCGGGCACCGGCACCGGGACCAGCGGCGGCACGTTTGTCTTTCCGACGCCACTTCGTCAGCCTACGACCGCCACGGCGATTTTCGTCGCGAATGTGACGACAGGTTCAAGCACGAAGGTCTCGGCCTCCGGCTACAAGGGCGCCTAGATGCCGCCCATTCAATCCGTCACCATCACCGACACCGCAATCATCATTGTGGATCTTCGTGGGGGGAACCGCACGTTTCTCTTCTCGCAACTGACGGCGGCACAAGATACGATTGCGAAAGCCGAGAACTTCATTAATCTCTTCCTCTCGGGACTCTCCAGCGGGTTCTATGGCGCCGTGTGCCACGTCTTCACGCTCTCACCGCTCACGCTGACGGTAGCCCTCTACGACGTCGGGACCACGCCACGGCCGAATTGGTGGAACGGATTCGGGAATGGCTAGTCCCTTCTCTGAGCCCGGCTCAGATGCCACCTTCGATCTGAGCCTCTGGAGCGGCACGGGCGGGACTGTCTCAAGCACCACGGCGCAGTTCCATACCGGCACCCATTCCATCGAAGTGCTGTCGACGTCTACTGGCAACTTCAATCGGCATGGCTGTCTCGCCGATGCCGGGCGCCGCGTCTCGTTCTGGCTTCGGTTCGATACGGTGCCCGCGTCGACCGATGCGATCTTCTGCTCGCTCGCCAGCAGCGGCGGTGCGGCCGATATCATCCTGCTCTACATCACGAGTGCTGGCAAGGTGAAGAACGGTCCGGTTGGCGCAACAGCCGTGACAGGCACGGCGGTGCTCGCCGTGAACACGTGGTATCAGATTTGTGCGTGCTACAGCATCACGAACACCACGACGTATTCGTGCAAGATCTATGTCAACGGCGTACTGGACTCGACTACGAACGCGGGGACACTCACCGGCACGGGCACGGCCGATCTGTATCTGGCCTGCGATGCTAACTTCGGCACAACGAAAAAGTGTTGGTTTGACGACATCTATATCGATGACACGTCAGATGGTTCGTATCCCGGCGCGGTGCTCGTTACCTACAAGCGCCCGAACGCGAACGGCACCACGAACGGCTTTACGACGCAGATCGGGTCAGGCGGCAGCGGCTACGGCACTGGACATTCACCGCAGGTCAATGAACAGCCACTCAGCCAGACGAACGGCTGGTCGATGGTCGGGGCAGGGTCGGCGGTCACGGAAGAATACAACGTCGAAGGATCGACGGTCGGTGAAGTGAACCTGACGGGCGCGACGATCAAGAGCGTGATGGGGTGGGTCTTCGCGAAAGCCCTCGCGAACGAAACCGCGTCGATCGTGGTCGATGGCACGTCCTCGGCGGTGGTTCCGCTCACAAGCACACCGCTCGCGTTTGTGAAGGAATCACCGAACCCCACGGCACTGCCGGCTGGCACCGGAAAGGATATCGGGCTCGTGACAACAACGGCGCTCACGACGGTCAGCCTTTACGAGTGCGGGATCGTGGTGGCCTACACGGCGGCGGCAAGCACAGTGATCAATCGACGGTTGGCACTGCTCGGAGTCGGCCCGTAATGCCCCGCAAGCCGATCCCCTCGTTCGTCGGCCCGTCGAACGTCTCCGCGTCGATGACCGCGGACCCGGAAGAGAGCATCAATTTCTTCATGGAGACGGTTGCGCCTGGGGCTGCGAAGGTCTCGAATCCTTACCTCCGAGGCACGGCTGGGCTCCGTCCGTGGGTGCATCTCCCGACGTCTCCCGTCACGGCGCTGTTCTTCTCGCCGGCCACGCTCGACCGGGCGTTCGCGATTGCCGGTGGCGTCTTCTACGAAGTGTTCCCGACCACGCCAGCCACGTTCGCGGCCTACTCGCCGAATCTCGCGACGAACGTTTACATGCCGTCGATCTGCTCGAATGGCACGGCCGGATTCCAACTGTTTATCACGTCCGGCGACAAGGGCTACATCTTCGACCTCGGCGCGAACACGCTCAGCCAGATCACCGACTCCGGATTCCCGGCGCGTGTCAGGATGGGCGAGTTCATGGACGGGTATTTCTTCGCGCTCGTCACGGAGACGCGGAAGTTCCAAATCTCCGCGCTCGAGGACGGCACGAGTTGGGATGCGCTCGACGTGGCCGAGCGGTCGGAAGCGAGCGACGACATCAACGCCTTGATTCGGAACCATCGCGTGATTGCACTGCTCGGGCGGAAGACCTCCGAGTTCTGGTATGACAGCGGCGATCCCAATTTCCCCTTCGCGCCGACCCAGGGCGAATTCATGGAATCCGGCTGCGTGGCGCCGTTCTCCGCGCGACGGCTCGAAAATACGCTGTTCTGGCTCGGGCAGAACGACGACGGGCAGGGGCTCGTCTGGGCGCTCGATGGCGTGGCGCCGAAGATTGTCAGCACGCCCGCCATCTCCCGACTGATTCAGGGCTCTGGGAACGTGCTGACCGGCATTTCGTCGCATGATCTGCGGCTGTCGGTGGCGTTCGCGTATCAGGAAGACTCGCACCGCTACTACTGCCTCCAGGTGCCAAACTGTCAGTGGATGTTGGTCTATGACCTCCTGACCGACCGTTGGCACAAGCGGGCGCAGTGGAACTCAACCGCGCTGACGTGGCTTCAGGGCCGTCCGCAGTGTCACATGTTCTTCGCGGGGCGGCATCTGGTTGGCGATCGGCTCACCGGCACGATTTACGAGATGTCGCTCGACTACTTCGATGAAGAATTGAACGCCTGATGTCTGTTATCTTCTCGTATGACTTCGACGCGGGCCAGACGACGTTCAACTCGGACTGGACGAACAGCGGCGTGACGCTCTCCACTGGTGGCGTCGTGCCGAGCGGGTATTGCGTGGCGTGTTCGGCAGGCACGGCGTATCATGGGTTCACGCCCACCGCGACGATCAGCCTTCGCGCGCAAGAAGCGATCATCTTGCCTCCGGCCACGTCGGCCAGCCTTGAACAGTTGTTTATAGGTGTCGCTCACAGCGGAACGCCGAACTTCTATGCATACTATCTAGGCTCTGACAATCTCGGGCGCTTCTATATTCGATGGAATAACGTCTTGAGCCCGGTCTATTCCTCGGCTGGTGTGGCGCCGATTGATGGGACGTGGTATGCCGTGCAGTGGAGGCTCAGCCAACTGACATCGACTACGGTATCCGTGGCTGTTGATGTCAACAACACGACGGTGTGGACAACGACATGGGACCAGGATAGCTTAGGATTTCTCGGGGCAGACACATCCAACACATTTTCAACACTGTTTATCCACCCTAATCAACTCACGATAGCCAACCAGTTATCTGCTACGGACAAGATCGAAGTCGACAACAGTAACGCGAAAATCACATGGTCGCTCGCGTCGAGCAACACGATGACGCAGTTGTTGACGCCCTCGCCGACACTCGCCGTCACTGGCATGGCCGTCACTGGCGGCGGGTCCACGCTGACACTCACCGGCACGTTCCGGCCGCCCGTGTTGGCGTATGTGCAACTCGATGGCGTCTATACGGCGTTCACGGTGGTGTCGGCCTCGACGACCACGATCGTGCTCACGTTCTCTCCCGCGATTGCGACCACGAACGTGTGTGCGAAGGTCTATTCTCAGCTCTGTTGGGAAACCACGGCCGTCCCTCCACCCACGACGTTCTGCACGACCGCTCCGCCTGTCACCGTCACGTATCCGACGGTGCGTGAGCGCGTGTTCGTCCTGCCGTTCGAGACCAACCTGATGCTGTTCCTGAACCGGATCGAGTTTCTGGTGCAGGCTGGAGAGGGGCTCGTGACCGGGCAGGGCAGTGACCCGACGATGGAAGTCCGTTTCTCGCGCGATGGCGGGAAGACCTACGGGAACGCATTTCTTGTGAAACCTGGGAAGATCGGCGAATATGACACACGCAGTTACATCAACCGGCTCGGGAGGGCTCGGAATTGGGTGTGCAAGGTGCGGGTGAGTGACCCCGTGTTTTGGGCGCTGCTCGACTGCTACGCGGATATGGAGGAAGGCACATCATGAGAGAAAAACTGAGATGGTTTGGCAAGAACGTGGAAGACATGACGCGCGAGGAATTGCTCGAAGTGGTCTATGCCTCGGCAGAGATGATGCAGCGAGAGAGAAAAAGCCACAACGAAGACATCGCTCTGCGCGATTACTTCGATCAAGTGAAGGCTCAGCACGCGAGCGCCTAAATGAGCACCGTGGCGGTTCTCTCGGTTTCGCTCCAGCAGTTCCTTGACAGTGACGGCACGCCGTTGGCTGGTGGCCTGCTCTACAGCTACGAGGCAGGAACCGCGTTTTCTATTCCGCTGGCGCTGTATCAAGATGCCGCGCTGACCATGCCGTTCTCCAACCCGATTCCGCTGACGTCTTCCGGCCGCACGCCAGGACCGGTGTTCCCGAAAACGGCGCCCGCCTACGAGATCGTGCTGACTGACGCGAACGGCGTCACCGTGTGGACGTCGTAGGATGGCCGGGATCATCGCCCCGGCGGCGTCTACGACGACGTCCACGCTCTACACGCTGACCGTCGTCAACGGCACAGGCGACGGCGAGTATCTCTCCGGCTCAACGGTGACGATCGTCGCTGACGGGCCAGCGTCGGGCATGCAGTTCAACGGGTGGACAGGGGCAACCGTGGCAAATGCGGCATCGGGGTCTACCACGATCACGATTACTGGCTCTGTCACGGTCACGGCGACCTATGTCGCCTCGAGCGTGCCGCTCTACACGCTCACCGTCGTGCATGGCACCGGGAGCGGCAACTTCGCCTTCGGCACCGTGAATACCATCGTGGCGAATGCACCGGCAACCGGGCTGGTATTCAGTGCATGGACGGGTGGGACGGTGGCCAGCCCATCATCATCAACCACAACAGTCACGATGGGGACGTCGCCGGTCACCGTGACGGCGACCTACGTTGATGGCCCGTCTTACACGCTGACCGTCACGTCGGGCTCTGGAGACGGCACCTACCTTGTCGGGACGGTGGTCACGATTGTGGCGGATGCGCCCGCGATGGGCGATGTCTTCGATGCGTGGACCGGAGCGACGGTGGCCAGTTCGACCTCGGCGAGCACGACGATCACGATGCCGGCGAGC